GATGACGCCGCCCGATAACTGGGAGGTGAAAAATCCATACCACCGCTCATTGATTACATCCTGACTTCATAGTTGCCCCCAACTTAAACGACGAAACCTGATTGTTTCTTCTTCTTTTTTTCTGATGCTTCTTTACGCTTTTCTTTCTCAACTTCTTCTTGCTTAAAGTCACGTAACTTTGGATCTACTTGTTTAATAGAATCTACAAAGCCCCCGCCTTGTCTTGCATACTCATTGCCAAACCATTTAGCTGCTGGAAAACTTAAGCCATTTGGTTTATGCGAAGGAAACTTTGCTTTAGCTTGCGCTAATAACATGTTGTACAACTTCGGGTTACTAGGTTGTGCCATCGTCTCCTCCTATAGAGGTCTCCAGCTCCGGAGAAAGGGGTACAGAGCTGGAGACCAGTATAGTCTATCGTATTTTTTAGTCTAGGACTGAAGCTGGGTTCATGCGCTCTTGGCGTGAGCCGTTGCGGATGACTTCTTCGATAACGACTGTAGAGTGATCTCCGAAGTTACCTTGTGCGAATTCGCCTAGGTATGTTGGAGCTTCTACCCATGCAGCTGAACCAACGTGAGCACGCTCACGCATTGTCTCGTCTGCATACTTTTCCATTACGTTTACATTGTGGTTAGGACGTCCTTCTGGAGTGTCGTAACCTTGATCCAAACCAAGTTGGAAATCATTTGGTACATCTGTGTCTGTTGCAATTCCTTCTTCAAAGCGAAGTGGGCCACGAAGGCCTGGTGTTGCCATTGACATCTTACGTTCGTAAGAGGTGCCCGGACGCTCAGGGAACTGAGGTGTTGGGGCGATATTTTCTACTGCCATTTTATATTCTCCTATAGGGTTGGGATTGAGGTCCTCAGGCATAATTCTCGCTTCTATTTAGGCATTAGTCAGCCTAAAGGTGTTCTTTTTAGAAGAAAGGACTTGCTGAAACTTCAATTGTTGGCATAACTAGTTCTTGAGTAAGGGAGCATGCTAATGCTAGTGAATCCACAAAGTCATCATGGGCATGTGCCTCATCTGGAGCAGCAACCATAAAGTTAGGGCCTTTGTATTGCACTTCGGCATCCGTCATCTGTTGGTAGAACTTTTTCCAAATACGTAGGCGACGAGTCTTAGCATGGGAAGGCCATGAGACCATCTGACGTTGAATTAAAGCTTGTAGGTGTTTCCACCGCTTAGATTGTTCTGTAGGGCTAGAGGTAACCGGAATTACTTCTGCACGTGGCATTAAAATCTTTAAACGTCCAGCTACTGCATCGCCAACACCGTTAGCGTCAATACCGATTGCAAGTACATCGTATGCAGATAGAAACTGTTGGATCTGGAAATATTGTTCTTCCCAGTCATCTCCCTGCATTTCAAGCCAGTTTAATACTCTATGATCATAATAACCGTATTCATCGGGGCGATCCCAATCTACCCAGACTACCGTGACAACAGTTGAGTCCATCTTGCGTGCCGGGTCAATCCCCACAACAACTGGCGATCTATGCCAGCTCTTGACAATTTCTTGTGAGGTGTCTCCAAGATCATCCATGATTGAGGATGTGACGAACATTCCTCTCTCCAACAACCACTTACAGTTGTACGAAAGCTGGAACTCGTCAGAGTCTTCATTAATGCGAAGCATTTCCTTCTTAATAAACTTTTCATAGTTTGGGTTTACCTTTGCTACATCTCTCCAGTCCCATTGGAAATGGTTCTGTCGAGCATTGCGGCTAGTTTGTCTACGCTTGTTAAACTGAATAGCCTTGTAGAAGTTATTTTTGTGAGTAGTTGGTGTCCCTGTCTTGACCATAGTAGCGTTGTAGTACGCACCCATAGGCGCAATAGACTTAGCTACTACGAAGTCATCAGCTTCTTGACACTCGTCAATAATAATGAGGTGAAACGACTTAGATTCAATCTTAGCTCTAGGGTTAGCTGTCATCATCATAAGAGATGAACCGGAGTTCTTAAGGCGGATGTTTCTTACTACGCCTGGGGTCTTAGAAACCATATCGTCAATCTCAGGGTCTCCAAGTACATCCAGGGCAGACTCGCTAGTTAAGCGTGATACTGTACGGGAATACAGTGTTTCTACCTGTGATTGAACTGGGGCAAACATTCCCACCATAATTCCATCACCAAACTTACCCATAAGCTCTGGGTACATTTTAGCTAGGCGTGGGAGGATAACCATAAGGGTTGCTACGGTATTAGCAATAGTTTCTGACTTGCCACTCTGACGAGAAGCAAGGGCGGTGATTTCTTCACCATCATTAATAATTACAGACTCAATCAGTCTGCGTGCTAAAGGTTGCTGGTAGACGTGTAGCTCATGTCCAACCAAGACTTTCATAAAGCCCATGATCTTTTCTACAAGAGCTTTTACAAACTCTTTAGAAAGTTCATCTAAGCCATCATCTTCCGGTTCTTCTGGCAGTACGTTGCCAAATTCGTCAAAGTCCTCTGGCTCTAGCTCGTCAAAAGCACTGGTGGTCACAGGCCGTGTCTTTCACTTAGGGTATCTAGAATAGCGCTGAGTGACTCTGCGCCTAAACGTGCCTCTGCTAAATTATCTGCATACTGAGTTTTTTGCCATGCAGAAAGATTACGGCCGACAGAATACATAATTTGATCTGTCCAAGTAAGTAGCTCAGGTGTAGGAAGAGATTTTACCCTGCGCTGAACTTTAGTTAATTCTTTTACAGTTTTACTCTTACGCTTAAATATCTTCATCAGTTGCCCCAAATCTAATCATATCCCAGTCAACTTCATCTTGTTTCATGCTTCGACCGTTAACTGCAATAGTTAACGCTTGGCTTTCAGTATACTGCTTAATCCATTTACCAATAACGATTGACTTTCTTGTTAGAGGTAATCTTATACACCAACCTTTACCAAAACGGTAAGGATCATCAATCTCTTGGGTTTCTGCTCGTTCTATTACTACAGGAGGTTTTACTGGGTAAGTCATTGGGTGCCAATAAAACTTCCCAACATCATGAGTCTTCGCCATTAGTTTCGCCCGTTCCCTCGCACCAGTGGTCTGGCACTTCATGCTCTAATACTATCACAGCGCAGTCTTTACAACGAAAGAGCTTAGGTGACTTAAAATCAGTCTGTGCTGTAGCGCCACGCTCATGTTCTTCATCAAATGGGACGTAATCGCTAATAATTTCAGGCTCAATAAATAACTCTGCAGGAAACGGTCCTCGTGGTGCGTGAGAACTAGATGGAACAGGGTGACCTTGTTTTGTAATAATTCTTTGTACAATTCTCATATTTTGCCCCTTTTTAATAGTATGTGAGCTATCTTACACCATATTTTGATTTGGCGGTTGCGTCAACCCTGTATTTACTGCTAGGATAGAGATAGGGAAATAAACCTCCCTAACACTAACTACGTAACAAAAGGGTTGCAACTAGCTTGGCAGACAGACGCCAGGCTATTTTTTATCAGGTGACAGGTGATAAAAGATTCGGGTTGGTCCTCTAGCCTAGGAGATAGTGTGCACTTTAATGGAAAAAGAAAACTATTTGTAATAGTAATGGCCATAACATTGGTCTTAACAAATACGTTCATTCAAACAGCTCAGGCTGTTAAAGCAAAGGTAGCTCCCATGTGCGTGAGCCCCGTAATGAAGTACTCCAAACTACATAAGCTAACTCAAACGCAGCTTTATGACCTTCTATACCTAACAGGGTTTAGAGGTCGTGAATTAAAGACTGCTTGGGCTGTTGCTATGAAAGAATCCCACGGAAATCCAAGATCCCACAATGGCAATGCCAAAACGGGGGATAACTCCTACGGTCTCTTTCAAGTCAACGTATATGGGTCTTTAAAAGCCCGTGTAAGCCAGTATAAGCTTAGTTCAGCCGATGACCTATATGATCCGGTCACCAATGCCCAGATAGCCTTTAAAATGTCTGCTGGGGGCAAAAATTGGACCGCCTGGAAAGCTGAAAAGAATCAGCAATATAGCGGAGTAGTTCAGTATTGGCTAAAAGCAGTACCCTCGGTCTAAGACTTCTTGCCGGCCCTGCGCTTGTTTTCTTTAGCGGTATTCTTACCGTGAGAAAGCGGGCGCAGGTTTCCGGTAGAATCATCATCGTGGTTGTTATTCTTATGATCCACGTCAACATTTCGTGGTAACTTCTTACCAGTCTTCTTCTCATACTTAGCACGAGCAGCGTTCTTAGACGTGGTGTGCCAATTACCGTCTTTATCTTTATAGTGCTCAACAATAATTTTACGGCCGCCATTAGCGGCAGAGCCTTTATACTCTTTACCGCCAGCTACTACTTTTTTCTTTGTAGCCACTAGCAGGTGCAATCCCAAGCACGAAGTGATTTGTTGATACGGCTGTTTGGATCTTTAGCAGCTTTGCTTCCAGTGTTCTTAGCTTTCATACCCTTCATACGGGCACAGAAAGACTTATGACGCTTGTTATCGTGATCTTTGCTGGGTGCTTTAAGGTCATGGCCTTCTTTTTTAGCTGAAGCACGTCCTTTAGCGTTTAAGCCGCCATTAGGATTCTTGCCCTCTTTACGTTGCCATGCTGGTGACTTAGCCATTAGTTCCACTCCTCTGTACAAGTACATTTCTTATTAAAATTGCCACATTGACTACAAGTTGTTCTTTCATGTGGCTTTAAACTACCAATAGATTCTAACCTATTTTCGTGTAAAGCTACATGGTTATTACTTCCAAATGGTACACCATAAGCTTCTGAAGCACTAACTACATCCGGATCATTCCACGGGCGAGCAGCTTTAGAGTTACGGTCTGATACAGACATGCGGATACGGGGTGAGCCATTACCGCTTCTAGCACCAAAGTACTTTTCTTTACGCTTTCCCATTAATTACTCGATTCACCACTAACACCACGACCATAACGCTGGCGGGTAATAACATGTGAGTCATCAGCTTGATCAGGCTTAAGACCTGTTAGATACTCTGCAGCTTCTCGTGCATTGTGGCGTAGATCTTTAAAGACCTTAACCTCACGAGGTTTAGATGAAAAAACCTCTGACCGTGACATTAGAACTCAAATGGTTCAGCATACTTTGGGCCTTTTTTAAGGCGATCAATAATATCTGACTCTTCATTAACTGTTTCCTCTACAGGACCAGCACCAGCTTTACGCTTAGAGTCGTCAGAAGTTGGAACATACTTTTTCTTATTTCGAAGTTCTCGTGGACTAAACTCACGAGGTTCAGCTTCTTCCAACGGTTGACCAATACGACGGACTGCAACTCCTTTTGGATCCGTTGGTTTTGGTGCATAAGGTTTTGATGCAACAACACCTTGAGCAACCTTAGGGGCTGTCTCAACCTGATCAGTAATCTTACTTGCATTATCGTGAGTAACTGAACGGTTATAGCTAGATCCTGGAGCTAAAGTAGGTGTTACTCCATTAATTGTTACATCAGTTTTCTTACCGCTTCTAATAGCACGCAAAGTCTGTTGTGGACTTGATCCGGCACGAATCATTGCCCCCAACCCTTCATACTCACCCGGCTCTGATTCTGGATTTCCACGACGCTTACGGTCAACAATTTTGTAAGCTCTAGATAAAAGCTCTTCAGCTTTTATTGGTTTTTCTCCAAGATACTGGTGAAGTAAATCGTTTTCAGTACCTAATAGATGATGCACGCCATATTCATGAGCAACAGTTGCTTTTCTAATTGCTGGGTGAGCTAAGAAAGCAGTACTATTTACATAATCTTTATCAAGGTTATACATATCTGTAAGTCCAAGACGTTTAGCTGTATCCAAAACTGCTGGATGAACAGTAGTCAGTGTTTTACCCTCTTTAGCAAGTTCTCCCGCGTATACTTCACGGCGTGAAGCTGCAATTAACGCTGCTTCAGGAGTTTGACCAGCTACAGCTTTAGCTGGACGCTCATTTGGGTCAAGAACAGTTGTTTTAGTAGATTCAATTTTATTTTTAACATGAATTCTACGTTCTTTTTCAGCTTGTTCTCTATCTACTTCTTGAGCGCCAAAAGTATCCATAGCAATTGGAGGAATTACATAACCAGGCTTATTAACTGTTGGTTTTGCATATGGCGCAGTATTACGTGAAGTACGGGTAGGTACAGCCGCTATTGGCTTGCCAGGAAGATCTTTAATACGTACTGGTGCGGCGGGACCTTCTGCAGGAACTTCACGCATAGTGGTACTTGTAATATCTGGGTCTTGTCCTTCAGACATAGATGCACGAAGATCATGAGCTGAATCAGAAATACTCTCTTCTACAACCGCTCTAGCAGGTTCAGTAACAATTGTTCTTTTTGTTGGTTTTGCAAGAGGTTCTGTAAAACTACTATTTTTATTAGCTGCGGCAGTAGTTTTTCCTGTGGCAGCAGATGATTGATCGGAATCTGGGTGTTCTGTCTCAAAATCTCTAACTTCTTTTACACCGTGTAGAGTTCCGCCTTTACGGGCTTTAACTTTCTTTACTCGTGTAAATGTAGGGTCTTGTTCATAATCTGATGGGTCTTCAGATTTATTTGGTCCTTCTTTAACAGTAACTTTTGGAGTTGAAGCTGCACCAGAAGATGTAGTTTTTTTAGATTCAAACTCAGAAATATCATATGGTTGTGGAGCTTTAGAAATATTATTTGCTGCAATAGTATTTAGATAATCATCATAATCTTTTGTGTCAAATGTAACACCGTTTACAGAACGAAGAGTGGAACCCTTTGCTTTTTCTCCAGCATTAAATACACCTTCACCGGTAGTGTCTCCACCACCCAAATTACGATTTGTATCTTCTTCAGTAAATTTTTTTAAATCTTCATTTTGTCGTTGAACATCTGCAGCCAAGTACTTAGGGTTAGCCTTACGTTTAGGCATAACACGGCCTGATGGAGCTGGTCTATTGTCTTCAGTATCGTAAACTTCACCGGTGTCTTCATTAAGACGCATAGTTGTTGTTGCAAGACCTTCACGTTGACTTTTAGCAGTACCTTTAAAGTAATACTTTTGATTACGTTCTAGATTACGAATATTTGTGTCTTCTATGCGACCTTTAGCAACATTAACGGTTGCTTTTGTAATATTTGTATCTTTACCCTTACCATTTAGATCTACATCTGATTTTTTAATAGTTGGGGCTGGCGCAACAATTTTTGGGAATACTTGAGTTACATTACCTGCTTCATCTTTTTCTGGATCACGCATGTATACATCTGGACGTGAGCTAGATGTTGATAGGATCTTTTTCCAGTTATCAAACTGACCAGCCATTAGTAATTTCCGCCTTTTCCATCATTTATTCCGGTATTAAGATTTTCTGTTCTTGGAGCTGGTCGTTCAGACTCTAACGATGCTTTTTGTTCAGGAGTCCATTCACGATCTGTTGGAGCTACTGAATCTTCGGTACGCATGCTCATAGGCACATTGTTTACAGGCTTGGCATTTTCATACCCTACCTTAGCAATACTACGACGCTTTTTGTTAATATCATTTAATGTAATTTCTTTACGATTAACAGTTACGTTACCTGAAGCATCCTTACCAAATTTAGGAATGGTTCCAGCTTCATCATTTACATCTGACTTTTCAAAAGGTTCTGCACTAGGAATTTTTGTATCAGCGTTTCTACGCTTATTACGTTCTTGTTCTTGTAAAACACCTTTTGCAGGTTGCCCTGGAAGAATTCCATGTTTACTAGTTTGAACACCGTAATTGTTTACAAAACCTGCAAACTGAGGGCGTTTAAGATCCCCTGCTTTATACGCAACACCTGTTTCAGGGTTTTCAACCTTATTAATAACTTCAGGGCTATTCTCATCATGAGCTTCATTAGCCACATCAAAATAATTACCAATTACGTGTGGAGACATAATACCTTCAAGAAGGTTGGATTTTACTTTTGATTCATTTTTGTAATCTTCAAAATCTTTACGTGCTGCATAATCTTTTTCACGGTGGTAATCACGCTCTTGACGACGCATCTTAGTTCCAAGGAATGTACCAAGAATGTTGCCGGCGCCTTTAAACACGTTAGGGTTGTTGCTGCCGGACTGGACAATGTTTTGTCCGCCTTTGCCAAAATTCATGTGATTTCCGATCCTAGTCTTCAGTTACAGACAAAAGTTTAGCAATTCCGCCCTGGTCTGTAAGTGCTTGAGCGTTCTGATTATAGTGGTGCATGCAGAAAGATAACTCGCCATAAGGCAAGATAGATATGATTAGTGCTCTGGCAGAGCAAGAATCACATTGAACCCGACCCTGCCGCTGTTCCTCCAGCTGCGTCTCCAGTTGCTGCGGCTCCGCTATCTGTGTCATTGCTATTTGTCCCCTGACTTGATGTTGAGTCCATATTTGACCCGCCGTAGTTTCCTACACCGGTCAATCCTATACCATAAAGATCCTGATACCAGTCTAATGCTCCGTATACAGGATACCCGCCACCTAAACGACCTACCACAGCCACATCTTTAGTTTTGTGGTGTTTGTGGAGTTTATGGTGCTGATGTTTCTTTAGGTGGGTCATGGGATTAGTATCCCACTAAAGCAAAAAGCCGGGAGCGTGAACTCCCGGCTCTTTTATTTGCTTTAAGCTTATGCAAACGGTGTGATTGTGATTGTAGCTGTTGTTGCAGTTGAGGCAGCGCCTGCTGCTGTTGACTGAGTCTTGATTGTTCCAGTAACACCTGTTAGGCCAGCAACTGAAAGACCAGTTGTTGATAGGGTTCCTGAAGTTGTTGTTGTGAAAGAAACAGTGTTTGTAGCAACTGCTGTAACTGTCCAAGTACCGTTAAGAGCTGTATCTGGTGATACTAGGCTTGCAACTGTAATCTTAGTTCCAACTGGGTACTTTGCACCAGCACCTGAAGAGGTGATTGTTGCTGTTGTACCTGTGCGTGAAACTGCTGTGATTGTTGAAGCTGCGTTTGTAGCTGCTGTAGCTGTAGTGATATTAGCTGCTTCGTAACCAGCATCTAGAAGTTGATCAAGAGCAACAGCGGTTGTATTACCAATTACTGAAGGTACATTGATGTAAGCAATTCCTGCACCATCAGCTGCTGTAAGAGCAGTTGTTGATTCAACCTTACCAAGTTGACCTGTCAAAGTGCCAACGTTAGCTGCGTTAGTTACTTGGAATGAAACCTTAGTTGGGTTTACAACTGTTGCAGATGAAAGGTTGTAAGCTGACTTAGTAAGACCTGTAATGTTTACGGTCTCTCCACCCTTGAAGTAATTCTGACATGTGTATGTAACTGTTGTTCCATCACCTGATACTGCTGAAACCATGTAATTAGGTTCAGCTGCAATAAATGATGGATAGTTAGCCCACTCTGCTTCTGCGATAGCGTGGCTATCGTAAGATGCGTTTAGACGAGCACTTGGATACACTGAGTATCCTGACCATTGCTTGTTACCAGTTGCGTTATTTGCAACCTTTTCAACAGCTGTTCCGTCTGTGCGATCATCGTTTGGTTGCATAGGGAAGTTTCCCCATACGAAATCTACTGCAATGTTGCCTGAGGTATCAAGCAAATTGCCATTGTTATTTACGGCCATTATTTTACCTTTTTCTATATAGAGGGTTTATCGTCTCGGTGCACTTAGAGACAGGAATAATAGTATTAAGGATTAGGCCGTTTGTATGTGTGTAATGATCTTTCCACCAGAATAAATATCGTGCTTGCAGGCAATCTCTACAGCTTTACGCAATATTTTTTCGGCAGCTGCTGGCGTTTTAGCCTTAGTGTACTCTAAAGCCTCAAGTGCCCCAAGAGCTACATCCCCACCAGAACCGGCATAGTAAACGTTGCGGGCTTCACGATCCCAAGAGTAATCTTCAAAGATAGGGTAGAGGACACCACGAATAGAAACTATGAGGTTAGAGTCATGGCCTGCTGCATCGCCGTCATCTTTGGCATCATAACCAGCTTTGATAAATGCTTCACGCATCTGTGGGATAAAACGATTAGTTACAAAAACATCTAGGTTTTCACTTGCACGAGGTTTTGGCGGTTTCCAACCAAACTGGGTAATGTTTCCACCGCGGGAGGCACCAGATACAGCAATTAGAACTCCATTGTTATCAACAATCTTTGGAGTTGCTAAATCCATATAGCGACCATCTTCACTAGACGCACGTGAGTCACATCCAATAACAGACCAGCCGTCACCTTGTATTGCTACTAACGTTGTCATCTTACCCTCTCGTAGATCTTTAGGTTATTACAAGTATTCTTGAAAACCCATTTCAAATGTTTCAGAGCGAGTTCTAGGCAATTGTCCAAACGACGTGGTTAACCAAGGCCAACCATTTAAGGCCTGAGTAACAAATTCATTTGTAGATGTGCCTGACTTTAGCTCTTGCCACATTTCAGGGATAACCATATCATACTGGATCCAAGTGTAGCTCGGTCTACCACCGACGCCGGGGTCTGTCATTACAATGACTAGGGTCTCTGTAGCGGGGTTGTAACAACACTTTTGGGCTCTAGGCCTTAAAGGGTCAGATTGAGGGGCGTAGATCTCTTCATAGCCTGGACCGCATAGTCTGCTGGTCTCACGGTCATGTCTTAGGGCAGCAGCAATGGCAGCATAGTTATCGGGGTCAACTGAAGGCATAAACCTCTTAGCCCGATATCTATCTGACATTACTTACCTCCCCACCCTCCACCACGAAATATAGCGGGGGTAGCTGACCAGATACGAGACATGCTACTCTGACAACAAGTAGGTTCATGATCCTCACCAAACTCGCGGGTAATCTCTTGCACGCTGTTACAGGTGTTGCACTTGTAGTCATACTTTGGCATTAGTCTGAACACTCCGGGCATTTAGTAGTTGGTTTGTTAGTTCCAACAGGAACTTGGTACATTACCCCACAATTGAAGCAGAGCACATCTAATTTTAAATCTTCCATAATTTCCAAACTTTCGGCGGGCAGTTACTGGTGTAACTACATACTAGCTGACCTTCCTGGGATCGAACCAGGGACCTAGGCATTAACAGTGCCCCGCTCTGCCGCTGAGCTAAAGATCAAAGTGCCCTAGCAGGGCGATACCATACTAGGGCTCTTTATAATTATAGCAGGTTATTTGATTGTAATAATCTTTGCTTTCTTCTCTTCTGGAAGTTCCTGCTGCAGAGTGATTCGTAACAATCCATCCTTAAGTTCTGCACCCTTGACAACTACATACTCCGCTAATACGAAGTCTTGCTTGAAGTCTCTGGTTGCAATTCCCTTATGGATAGCTTCCTCCTGGAGTACCCCTAATTCGCCTTCTACGGTCAGTGTGAGCTCTTGTACGGAGATTTTGATATCTTCCTTGGCAAAGCCTGCTACAGCCAGTTCTAGGACGTATGTGTCCTTACTCTTGTAGATGTTATATGGGGGATAACCGGCAGCCTTTGAATTAGCTGCTACTTGTTTGAAGGTATCTAACATTGGATCAAATCCGATTGCCCAGCGATTAAACTGAGGAAAGAGGGATGTGATAGTTAGAACTTCCGGTGTTTTAGTGATTTTTGGATATTCCTTATGATTCCATGGATCTGGGTAACGATCTCTGAATGGATCTTTAGGGTTTCCGGACATGGGCATATTAGCCATAATTATCTCCTTAGACGATAACTAGTAAATTGAGCTCCGTTTGGCAGCTCTATTTTAATTATAGTGGATAAATTAGATTATGGTCTATTTAAAGAGTTCTTATATTCCGTTGTAAGCTCATCGAGCTTCTCTCTACTTGTAGGATAGTAATTACCATTCTCTACCCCTGAGAACTTTAGCCATTCCCCAGTTGAGTGGTAGCCCGCCAACTCATCCCACATCTCTTGATCTACATCTTCATATCTGTACCATGGCTGTACTGTTCCATAGAACTCTCGTACGCCAGCAGGCTTACCGGTCTTTCTAGTCTTTGTACTGGTCTTAGTTGTAAAGATGACCACTAGCATCTCCATGCCACGATGGTAGCCAATCCATAGAGCTCTCCGCCTCTTACCAGTTGATGGAGCAGGCATCTGTTCCCACCCGTCACCAAAATAAGCAGAGGTGTAGCCATCTGATGGATCATCAACCGGTTCATCACGAAATGCTGGATCCTTGAAGCCATACATAGCTGCAGCCAGGTTGAGCTTCTTGTTAGCCTCATCTGGACCTATGTTGTGACCTATGTGATCTTGTCTAGACATTTTTCTTCACAACCCCTCGCTAGCGACGATACTACGTAGATTTTGCCACAGAAAGCACAAGTCCACTGCTTAAGACGCTCTTTGTCATCCATAGATTCTGATTGTACAGCTCCCCGCCAATTTTTACTCCAGTAAAACTATGATCATAGATAGAGCAAGCCACTGCCTCAATTATTAAAAGTGTGACCCTTATCACATTTTGAGATTTAGGCCACTGTCTTACCCGATCCAGAGCTGCTAGTTCGTCTCGCCTCGTCAATCGGCGGGTTCGACGGGCTTTAAGGGTGGGGGGGTTTAATACAAGAGTGTAACCCATCAGGGGCATAGGGAAAAGGACTCCGACTCCTGCACCTACTCTCATTCACTAGTCATTAGGCTAGTGAATGGGGGCGGGGGCAGGCGAACGACCTACCCCGAGAAAGCAAGCCAATGTCACTAGCACAGTTGACTGAAAGCACACAGGCACGCATTACCGCCTTGTGTGACCGCTTCAATGACAAGAAGGGCTGGCACATCTCCGAGATAGTAGCGGAGTATGCTGCTGACCCTGCTGTTACCCCCGAGCACCTGCTCGTGGGTCTGAAGGGCAAGCAGAATGTAGGCACAGCCTACGCTGCGTGGTATGTCCATAAGTCTGGCGTAGATGCCAAGACTATGAACATCACCTTCATTGCCAACAACTATGCCTCTATCCGTGTGCAAACCACACGCGAGGCAATGCTGGGCGAACTAGCCCGTGTATCCGCTATCGCTATTGACGAGAAGAAGTCAATGGCAATGGCAGACGCTATGGCTGGCACAGCCATTGTTGCCCAACTCGAGGCACTAAGCGACCAGTTCGACAAGGTCGCTAAGACCATTATCGTCCCTACTGTTGCGTCTGACGCATTAGTAATGACGCTAAAGGTCAAGTTCGAGAAGTTGCTCTCTCAGTATGAGAGCAACAAGGTTCAGGAGAAGGAGAAGGTTAACGCCTAATCTCTCCTGAGGTAGTAGGCGGGGGCACTTATGTGTCCCCGCCTCTATCTATGTCCATAGTTATACCTGTGGGCATAGATAGGGGCTGCAGTTGCCATGACACCTACGCAGCGACGTAGCATTGTGGTATGCCACGCATGGGGTTGGAGTCCTGAGTACCACTATGTCCATGATAGGCCACTGGCCTCACAGCGTTATAGCCGTATGGTTGTAACACCAGGCTGTGAGGCTGGTGGCTTATCTGTAATCAGGTATCAACTAACAGAGAGGAGACACTTATGTGTCCAGATTGTAAGAAGACTATCACTGCAGGTGAGGCTGTCTATGATGACGGCTATAAATCTTGCTGGGATTGCTACGTTAAACACTTAGCCTCTAAGGGCTATGTTGTAATGATAGATGAGCACTTTATTTCTGTTCCTGCAACACTATACAAGAAGGGATAGTTATGTGTATCTATTGCGGACAGCCTGTGCCTCAGCCACGTTATGAGGCAGGTATCAACTATTGCATGGCTAAGCAATGTGTAGCCAAAGCGTTATCTCCTCGTCAAGAGGAGTTCCGTCTTATTCTTATGCCTAAGCAGGGCTTTGCCTATGTTCTTAAGGATAGTGATGATCTTAAGAATGGTAAATCATCAGGTCGCCAGTAATCCCCCAAAAAATTTTGCCCATTTTTTATTTATCCACAGGGGGCGAAGGATACATAGGACAACAGACTGAGGCTTCTTAGTGAGCGTGTAGGTCGGTATTCCCTATGTATCTCTCACTCCTTATGGGAGTAGAAAGCAGGTAAGAATGAGCGAAGAAGAACTAGATGAGACCCTCAAATCTCTATTACTCAAGGGTCTTATCGCTGTCTCATACAATGAGAATCTAGAGGCTATCTTTACACCTACACCTCTAGGTATCGCTGTTGCTGAGGCACACCAATGATAAGCACTACTGATAGCACTATCAAGGTGACTAGTAAGTTACCTAACGGGACTCTTGTTATCTTCTCCTCTACACACTATGTAAAGCGTGTAGTTACACAGGTTTCCCCCGAAAAATCCCCCGAAAGTTTGGCAGTTGCATTGCTGAGAGAGGGGGAGATGTGTTCGTTGTAGGGTTTATTGTAGGTATGGCTGTTGTTGCATACCTAATCAAGAAGCAGTATGAGATTGACCAAGAAGACTATGACTGGAGGCAGTAAATGTATTACATGAATGGTTCACAGTTATGCGCCCAAACTGACCGGGAGATATTCTTCCCTGTTGGTAAGGGTGATCCAAACAAGAAGATAGCCAAGGCTACATGCCAGGCTTGCCCATTACTTTCAGCGTGTCGTGAATACGCTGAGAACACACCAGGGCTGTATGGTATCTGGGGTGGCAAGGAATACTTTGGCATTGGCTTTGTATCGCCTATGTCACATCTAGCAGAGAGGAAGAAGAGTGCTTGACGAAGAACGCTTAAACCAGTTGCTTGAGATATCTAATCAAGTAACAGCAATACAGGTACAGATAACACAGATACAGGCTGAGTTACACATGCTCAGACTTATTTATGAACTGTTGGAGACCAGCTGATGGATACCAACCTAAGTGGATCAACTATTACCATAGTTGAGTGCAGTAAGTGCAACAAGCCACAGGTATTCAAGCCATTGTCTATGGACTCTGAGATACCTGTAGCACTAGAGGTCACCATAGATGGTGGCTACATGATGTTCATAGATAATGTCTTTGAACCTCCTATTAAATTCATGCTGTGTCACAGGTGTGCCCACGAATTTATTCGCTGGGTAGATGTGCCTGAGACAACAACTAACAAGTGGCATCCAAAGACAGATGATTCTTATTGTAATGGGTGGCAACTAACTAGCATTTAGTGAGGGGGCTTGGTGCCGGAATCCACCAAGCCATAGGTCGGGGATGAGCCCATGAGGGTAGGCTCTCCCCGGCCTATCTTTTTATCTATACGATGCAGTAGGAACAGGAGGCACGTGCCTGTTTCTACTGGGTTGTATAGACAACCCAAGGAACACTACCGGCTCTGACACGGCGGGTGAGGAATGGCGTGAGCTAAGGCATCGAAAGCAACAGGTTGATAGCCTACGCAATTAGATGTAACCGACCCCATGGCCCGGACCCTTTATCCTCGATACAACTTCGTGGGTGTATCACGATACTGACTACGCATGATGACCGAAAGAAATAATGTAGTGCCAACCAAAAGACACAGAGCATGTGGTCTATAAAACATGTAGGGCATGTGGTGACACGCCCCAACACAAACAAACCGCACCACTAGATAAAGGGAGGCCAGCAATGGCTAGAGTAACAAACCTTATCAACAAGGCTGACGCTCTCAAACAGCTTAATGCTAGTTTGAAAAAAGAAACAGCCAAGTATGATAAAGAGTTAAAAGAATACACAGCTAAAAAAGCTGCGTTTGACAAAGAGATAGTTGCATACAATAAAGCAGTTGCTAATGCAGCTATCGCATTTCTAAAAGCCAATAGCACAGAAGACCAGGAATGGCGACGTGTATATAACAACAAGAAACAAATCAGAATTGATTTTAGTATTGTTGTGGATGCCGATCAACCAGAAGTACCAGGTTTTGAACCTGCACGCACTATGGTTGACAGAATTGAAAAGCAGATTCGTTCTGTATCAATTATGGCCGGAGAAACCTTCAATGCCAGCATGCTGGATAATGATTTCTTCAATTGCCTCTAACAATTTAATAACGGGTAATGCCGGTTGGTTTCTAAAGTTCTTCCTGAGGTAAAAGAACTCCTGTCCTGAGTATGACAAGGCTAAACTGCTCATCATTCATCTCTAAAGAAAGGAGACCCAATGATAACAGAGCCAGAACATAAGACCAATATCTTGCCACTCAGGTGGTTTGCTAATTGGTGCAATCATCTATCTTCATACCCATTGCATAAAGCATTGAAGTATGAGATCAAGTATGAGAACCAAGAGACTATGCCCAAGGCTGGGTATAGATGGTGGAAGATATACGACATCATAGATAAACCCTATAGTAAATGGGGTACTACTCATCAACTAGTAGATTGGCATACAAATGACAGAGATAGTAGGTAACTACGTACAAGATAGTAATAACAAACTTGTATGGCAAGAAAAAGAAGTATCCTCCCCTACATTTACCAATACAACAGAAAAACTACTATTCCTTCTCGAAGCACAGTTGTTTCATGGCTGTACTAAGAAGGAGGCATTGATGCTATGGAATGATGGCATTGATACGCTGTATGGTTCTGTGGAAAATATCCGCAGTAACTAATCTAAGCCGGAAGGATAGATAAATGGCAGTAAAATCAAAAGGCAACGGTCGCAATGACAACCGTCCTAATGGCAAGGCTTCTAAAAAGAATCCTGGCCCCGCTCAACCACCTAAGACCAACTTCACACACATCAATGGACGCAGTCCTGAAAATGATGCTAAGCGTGAGGCTTGGAAGAAAGCAGGTGGACGTTGGAACCACAAGTCAATTCCTCATTGGAAGACTGGCAAGGTATACGACGGCCCATTTGGCTACAACAACAAGGCTGAAGTTGATGCGTAAGAAAAAGAAAAAGCAGATAGTAGAAATCCTTGAGCGTGCAATCATTGAAGCTCAAGAAGATCTACACTTCGAAGAGCATCAAAATGCTCGCGCATATAACAGTGGTCTTATGGATGGTGTGGGCCTGGCACTTAAGTTGCTCAAGCCTAAATCATCTGTGATATCTCTCACATCATCATGGTGGGAGGAACCAACACAAACACTCGAACGCACACGCGAACGCCTTATCGAGTTCCAGTATGTTGACTTGGAGGACCCAACCCCTGTAGGCTTATTTGAAACAGTGGAGGCAACATGAGCTGGCGATCACATATAACGTATGCTGAATGGCAAGACTATTTGGCTAACGGCCGTAAGAAGTATGAACGTACTCTTTATGACCGTGGCTATCGTATTCAGTATGCCAACAAATTTAACAAGTCTGGTGATATTCAGATAGTAATGCCGTGGATTAATAATTACCCACTTATTACTATTCATCCAGACAATACTAAAACACTACAGTCTCCAGGCAGAGTAACAACAGCTTGGGGAGGCTCGTGGGATCCTCTACGTGCTTATAGTGTTCGTTTTACTATCTATAAATACACAGCTATTGAAGTTGTACAACGCAACTTTCAATTCAAACTGTATGAACAAAACGCAAAGATAACCCCACAAAAAATACAAGGTTGTCGTATGTGTAGTCAAACAGGTAAAGTAGATGGTTATTGCAATCCACCAACATGTTGGAACGGAAATCTAAACGAAAACAATGTCTATTCATGTCCAGAGCACCCAGAAGCTGTACAAACTAACGCATACAGTAGATGGCATGCTCTTCCTTGTGAACATGGGTTTACAGGACACGGACACACAATGAAGCGTAGTCAACACTGTTACTCATGCAGTGGCACGGGTAAACGTGACTACGGCAGTAAACGAGTTTCTCTAGCTTGGGATGGTTCGCCTATCAAGGTAGAGAATGGCAACATAGTAAGAAAACCATTAACCGATCTAGAAAGGATCGTGGCCGCTTATGCTGGACCTACAACTACAGTATGATCCAAGCATCTCAATAGGAGCTTATACGACCAGGGACACAACAGACCCTGACGTTGCTGCTGAGTTGCTTAAAGGTGGAATGATGCCCGTAAATCTAGTACAGATTTCCGAGATATCTACCAACTTCAGAGATGCAATCATCAACCATCTTGTCACAGCATGTGATGGAAACGAAGCAAAGAATGTTGTACAACTATTCTCTGCTGCAATTGCATCTACTCCTGATGAAATGGGTAACACCATTAAAACATACAGCGAGTACCTAGCCCCACTGTCATTTGCATGGGGAGAAACTGTTCTGGCTACACGTACAGTGTTACGTAATAAGCCAGGCACATCAGGGAACTTCTTAGCCACAGTTGCTAACGCACTATCTAAGAAGATGGACAGTGAAATGTTCAAGTCCCTTATTTTGAACAGCACATCCAGTGCTAGTCAAGTAGTAGAGCTTGAAAGAGCTCAAGGCAAATACTAACCAACACAAACAAACCCGAGAAAGGGTAGCCAATGTCCGAAAAGGATATAGATGAACTGCCGTCACGAGACGAATTGATACAAGATATCAACTCATGCGGTAACTGCGGTCGTCGCATCCAAGCACATCAAAAGTACTTGGAGATTTACAATACCCGCCGTAAAAATTACGAGCATTACCATGAGTCATATCTTGGTTGCTACGAATCTACACGGGAAAGCGGTCGAAGAGTAATCATAGACCGTTGGCAAAAGAACGTCAGTTGGGATCAATATGATGTCACTGGTTCTGTAACCGTCTCAACCGGGTGGCAACTATAGGCTAACGACTAGGGGCGGGAGTTCTATGTGAACGAAAACCCCATTCCGTTAGTTAGTTACACACCCACGTTTGGTTGGCTAAGCCCACCTCTAGGCATAGACTTCGCCCCCTATAGACCAATGTCAAGAATACTAGTGCAGCATTGAGTGTAACAATGTTGTAGCGACAGTTGAGGAGAAAGTTGATGGCATGCCATGTTTCCCTGCCGGCATCGGGGGTAAGCCAACCAAACATTTAGAGAAAGGAACAATATGTGTCACGAATGTGACGATGAAGATATGGAACAACAAGAGTTTACTCTTGACATGATTCCAGAAGAAGAACAAGAAGAATTCTTGGACTTTGCAGTTGATAAGTTCAAGAAGGTCATGGAGAAGGCAACTAAACATGACATATTGTTTGAGCTAATAACAGAATGGCCTGTAGAAAAGCAAGCCATGTTCACTTTCGCCACCGTTATGGAAGACAGACTTCTAGGTGACGATTAAACCAAACAAGAGAAAGGTAACAAATGGACATAGCAATGTTTACTGAGTCGTACAGTGAGGGCCTTGATGGCAAGCGTCGTCAAGTTCTCATTACGCCACATGATAACAATGTGCGTGTGTACTCAAGGTTAACGGATGGAACAAAGGGCCCCCACAACAAGTGGGAGGAAACTACTCTAGACGAACTAACAACTGAGATCCAAGACGAAGAGATATTGACACGAACTCCTGTAGGTGTGTACGTCACACCAGCAGACGCACGTGCCATAACTTCTAAAGGATACTCCCCAGTGTTGGGAACCAAGGCATGCGATAAGCATTCCAAGGCTGAACCAACAACAGATACAACACCACTAGTAGATGTTCTCTGTAACTTCTACGAACAAATCAATATGGGAGATGATTCATTGGAAACATACGTAACAGATAATCGTGCTTCAACTAGCACGACAGTTCCGTTGGTAGTAACTGTTCCAACACAAACAAACGAGGACGCTGCCCCTGTACAACAGGCCGCATCGCCGTCATTTGCTGTGTCATTGGCAACTGTTCCTCCAATTCATTTGGCTGAACGCTATGTGCATCGTAAGGTTTATGGAGTCTCAGACTTCACAACTTTTGACGAAGCACGTGCTGATCATATCAACGTTCTTATCTACGGCCCAACCGGTCCCGGTAAGACTACAGCTGTTGAAGCGTGGGCTGCAGAACGCGGCCTTCGTATGGCAACAGTATCTGGTAACGCATCTATGGAATCTCGCCAGCTATTCGGTGGCTTTATTCCTAACGGTGTTGGTGGCTATGGGTGGATTGATGGCCCAGTCACTGACGTAGTACGCAACGGTGGTGTTCTTCTATTGGACGAGATGAACTTTATCAGTCCTAAGATCTATACCACTCTATATCCACTCACCGATGGTCGTCGTAGTATTACTCTGCTCGACCACATGGGTGAAACAATCGTGGCTCACAAAGACTTAACAATCTTTGCAACCATGAACCCAGACTACATTGGTACTACTCCGCTCAACTTTGCAATGCGTAACCGCTTTGACATTCAGTTGATGTGGGATTACGACGATGCAGTCGAGTCAAAGCTTGTCTCTTCTAAGTCATTGCTATTGTTAGTCAAGCAATTGCGTGCTGAAGCAGCCAAGGGCCAATACGAAACACCTATCTCAACTAACATGCTCATGGAAATCGAAAAGTTCATTAAGAATCCGAACTTTGGCTATGAGTTTGCAGTTGAAAACTTCATTGCTCACTTCTCATCAGACGAGCAAGCATCTGTGCGTTTGGTATTCCAAACACACGAACACAACATCAAAGCTGACTTCGGTATTGAAGTACCAGTTGAACTAGAGAAAGAAGCAGATGTTGACATTGACACCCAGTTAGCACAATGGGTAGCAACACAATCCACCACAGTCTAAGGAGAATATATGTTTCAAGAAGACCTAGATGAACAGTGGTACAGACAAGAGAGAGATGAAGAAACACAGTTAAGATCTGTGCGACTCAACGCTCTTTGCCGTGTGTATGAACAAGCTGATCGTGTTCTCTCTGGAGATCCGGTCATCATTAACGTAGTGGAAGATGGTCCAGCACCAGCCTGGTCTGACGGTGCTTCTATTACCTTTAATGCTAATGAGATTGAGGACATGGATCTTGAGACACTAACTCAAGTCACTGGCCTCAACTATCACGAGCTTGCTCATCACTTGTATACGCCACGTCGTGGAACAACGTTCATGAAGTGGGTGGTAGAGAATGACTACATGGAGTCAGCCAATATGCTGGAAGACCAGCGTATCGAGACTTTGTTAATTGCTCGCTATCCATCTATTGCACCGTATCTAACAGCCACAATTGCTAGGTGGTTGTCTAACACGCCAGAAGAAGGTATAGGTAACTATATGCTTGTGCGTGGTCGTAGATATCTACCAATAGAAATCAGACAAGCGTTCAGAGATATGTTTGCTGAACCTAGTTTGATACCAACCATCGCAGATATTGTAGATCAATATCGTGTGTTGGCATTTCCACGTGATTATGACAAAGCTCAAGAACTAATCAAGCGTTGGAACGATGAGGTATTGCGGAAGCTTAATCTTCCTAAGATGCCTCAAGGTCCTAACGGTTGTAGTTCTCGTGACCCAGTAGGTAAAGGTCGTCCCGAACCTGGTAAAGCCCAGGAGAAGGATGCACAACGTGCTGGTGGTATGGGCAAGGCAGAGTCTACAAGTGTGCAGGCTAAACCTAATCCAACCTCCAACACAAACAAACCACCGCAACCAAAAACAGCTCAAGAGGCTTTAGCACTTAGAGAAGAACTGCAAGCTGAACAAGGTGATAAACCAAGCGGTATGCAAGCTGGTGAAGGCCATGTAGAAAGTGTTGGTGGTATACCAGACAACGTACAAGAAATGCTTGAGGATGCTATCCAGACAGTGCTAGAACGTAAAGACGTTCAGCAGGATATTAAGACGAAGCAGAAAGTTATTGTAGGTGGTGATGGTAAACACGAAGATACATTGAAGCAAGGTAGGTTTGACAAAACTACCGTGCCTGCTGAATCTATGGTGCTATATCGTAAATTTGCACGTGAGCTAGAACGCTTGCGTGATGAATGTGAACCGATGTGGCATCGTGAAGAAGCTAGCGGTAAGCTCAATGTAATGCGTGCTGTCAGAGGCTGTGAGATTGATCAAGCCTTTGACCGTTGGGATGAAGGCAGTGATGGTGCCGATGTTGAAGCCGTAATCATGGTGGATAGATCTGGCTCTATGGCTAGTGGACGTAACGATATGCACGCATCAGTTGCATGCTGGACTATTAAACGTGCTCTAGAACAAATTGGTGCACCGGTTACAGTCTATGCATTCGATGATAAAGCTGAACTAGCTTATGGTCGTAACGAACTTGCAGACAGAACACGTTACAAGTTCATCTATGGCAATGGTGGAACTAATCCATACTCCACATTGCTTGCTGCCGAACAACTTCTGATGGCTTCTCGTAAGAAGAATAAGATGTTGTTCATGATTACCGACGGTGCGTTTGATGCTCAGAAAAACGATGAGGTTATTGAACGTATCTCAAAACGTGGAATCCTAACAGTCATGACTCTAATCATGGATGACAGGGATATGCAGTTCTACGAAGATCGCGGTATGGAAGAAAAGAGCTGGCGTCATGGTGCTGAAGTCTATGGTCGAATTAAAACGGCTCGTGATCTTCTCCCATTCGCTAAATCTGTAGTAATGAGTGCAATCAAAAAGCGTGGACGCTAGTCCAACACAAACAAAGGAGAGCAAATGCACGTCATATTCGATAGTCTCACTGAGACTTTGATAGGTCCCTTCAACGATTACGAAAGCGCACAAATGTGGCTTTTGTATGCATCAGATGAAATTGCAGATGGTGGGGCTAACCTAACCATCGAAGCTATTTCTGAACCAGAAGAATGGGCACAAGATAATCAAATCACAATGTCAGCATTAGTATGAGTCTACGACAAACTGACCCCGCTACATGGATGGCTGAAATGCTCAAGCAACGAGAAGATGATCTCTATGCTGCAAATAAAGAAACTGTACGCAACCTGTTAATCAAACATAAAGCAGAGGACTTGATACCAATGCTATTGGAGGACTGATGGTTAATACATTTCTACCTTGGCCAGATGAACAGAAAACAGCTAAGTCCTTAGACAATAAGAGACTGGGTAAGCAACGTGTTGAAGCGTTGCAAATACTCAGGGCTAACTTAGGTCTAACTAAAGGATGGCGCAATCACCCAGCAGCAGTAATGTGGCGAGGTCATGAGGGTGCTCTTGCGGAGTACACACTCGCTATGTGCAACGAATGGGAAGAACGTGGGTATGAAGATAACGTTCGTGCCCAAATCATTGAGATGTGGAAGAAAAACAGTTTCTCAGACAAATCGTTTGAGAGACCGTGGTGGTGGGGTAAACGCCAGTTCCATCGCTCCCACAAATCTAATCTAAAGCGCAAAGATCCTGATTATTACAGTTTCGATGTGCCAGACGATCTGCCATACCGATGGCCTACACCAGACGGTACCTTCCGTTCAGTTGAGAAAAAGGAAAAGAAAAATGATAGTAACACGCAAGCAAGCCTGTGAACTAATCACAGAGTCACTTAACAATGACATCGAGTTAACTGGTGAAAAACTGGAAGCAGTTATTCTTGCCGTTAACTCAGACCTACAAGTGCGTGACTGGCTTATGGGTCTACCACTCAGATGGTCACTAGATGAGGGGATCAAGTTCATGCAGTATATGTGTGTTCATGCTCCATCTGAAGATCTAGTGCCATTTGTAACGTTACAAGCTCTTTACTACTATGAGCTAGATGACACAGAAAAATCAACAATGCTCTTGAACTATGCACTACGCCTGGATAAAGATTACTCATTAGCACAGTTATTGCTACGAGTATTTAATGCAGGATGGCCAGTTGACCAGTTCAAGACAATGCGTAACGAACTTGATCCTAAAATAATCGAGGCATGTTACGGATCAGAAGGGGCAACAACCATCAAGGAGAATGGAGATCTACAGTATGTCAGTCTATAAAGTAACAATCCATGAGCATAAAATCTATGACTACATGGTTGAAGCACAAAGCAAGCAAGAAGCAGAAGCCATGGCTGAGGAAACCATAACCAATGATGAGTCTCACCTATGGAAGGAAGATGAACTAGCTGGTTGGACAGAGCTCGGAGATATCTACAACGATAGCGATGAAGAGATTTGACCCAACACAAACAATCCCGCTAGAATGGAATAGAGAGAAGGGGGATACATGGACAAAGACCTATATGACCTACGTGTTACGTTCAGAGTCAAGCTCAAGAAATGGAGAATAGATGATCAAAGTGATCCAGCTAACAGAGAGTGGAGTTTGAAAGTCTACGACAGAAATCTTGGCGAATGGGTTAGTGTTAAACATATCAACAGACCTGGTGAAGAAGCATACATGGAAAATATCGAAGAACTATAAAGCCCCGGGGCGCAATCCCGGGGCCTTGAGGGTGTGAACTCTGTTCTTTGAGAGCTTACATCCTTAAGTCTACAGCAAGAAAGGGGAAATAGATGAAATGCTATTTGCATCGTTTCCAATAAAAACTAAAGAAATAAGAAAACTGGTAGATGCGCTAGAGATAGCTGGCTTAGAAGTCAGTAGTACTCCAGGTAAACACCATATAAAGGTAGTAAATCCAGAGACAAAAAAGGTGGTCTTCTTTGGTCCACAATCTTTGGGAGATAGGAGAGCTGGCAAGAATATCTTGCGAGATCTTAAAAAGGTTGGGTTCAACGAAAACATAAAGCTATAGGGAGAAACAAATGGCTAAAATAACAAAAACACTAAATGCAGCACTAACCAAGAACACATCAGTAGAAAAAGGTGGAGCATGGCTCCTAACTATTACTGAGGGTGTTAGTGGCGCTATATCTGATGGTCCAGGGGTACATTCTGCTTGGGCTAATCCATCAGCAGCTAAGCGTTACCTAAAGCAGTACGTGATTGATAACACCCCACGTAAATCAATCAAGATGGTAATCGGGGCAACAAATGATGCTGGAAAGCCTACACACCTAGCAGGTGAGCTAAGTTGGAAGGCTGACGCATGATGGATATGGAAACAGTCCAGCCGTTTAAGACAGTAAACGATATAGTAAAAGAAGTAAAAGAAAGTGAACAACTATCGCTACTAGAAACAAAACAATGTGGTTGCGGTCATTGCAGCTGCGGAGGAGATGTATAAATGGCAAAGTTCAGAGTAATGTTCAGTGTACAAAAGAATGGCACACTAATATTCGATGCGGATAACGCAGAGGATGCTAAGGATATATATGAGCAGCTGCTAGCTGGTGATACATATCCTGATGAGTTAGATAGCTATGAAGACATAGAAGACTCTGACACTCAGTACTTTGAGTTAACCGATAACTCAGGGCGTGTGTTAGCTAGTTAATTAGGACAAGCAAAAGGCCCTCGGCTCTTAATTGAGTCGGGGGCCTTTTGTTTGTGTTGGCCGTTTTTTAGGCCTCGTCTACAGGCTCTTCATCTGCAAGCTCTGCTTCGAGGTCTTCTAGATCTTCTTCATCAAGGTCTAGATCATCTAGGCCATCTTCAAAGTCTTCTTCGAAGTCTTCGTCGAATAGGTCTGGGTTTAGTTCGTCTGACATGTTTTCTCCTTAGGCGTTATCTCTTATTAGCTTTACTTCACAAGCATCTGTGGTGCAATAGGCTTCACCTACAGCATCAAATGCCATACCCTCATATACCCCGGTCAAATCAATTGGGAACAAGGTCATTCGGGATTCTTCATATTCCTCAGCAGTACTCTGTGTGTACGGCATTTGGGGGTAAAGAGTATCATCCATTGCAAGGAATGATACGGTCTTTAATTGACCGTCATACATATGTAGAACGGTACCGATAGCGTCAGCTTCTTTCTTTGGGTCAAAGGATACAGTTACAGATACAGAGTTATCTGACCAGTAACGCTGAGCAGTAGCGGCAAGCGCCATCTTCTCATAGATACTTACATCCTTTTCAGAACGTTCTGCATCGGACTTGATTGGGAAGTACACAACCGAGGTATTATCTGGGTCAGTACTTGATGGTTCGATTCTATAGTTAGCCAACTTAAATAGAGGCAACATAGGGTCATTATTAGCAAACCGGATAGTACGCAAGAAGTACTTACCACCTGGAGTCCAGTGAACTCCTGGAGATTCTCCCGCCAAGATTGACACAGTCCCTGATGGTTTTACAGTTGTCATCTTGATAGACTCACGAATACCCAACCACTCAGAGTAACTCTTGTCATAGTTAGTTACGACGGCATAGCCCTCGTCCATCCATGTACGAAGAAGAGGGAGACCCTTTGTATCCGCAAAATTTGCGATACCGGAGATTGACGTACCAATGCGACGGTTGCGTTGCATGATAGCGTTGGTCTCCTCCCAGTGAGTTGGAATCAACGTTACGGTTTTAGCATATAGGTAGGCAAACTTTAAGGTGCGCTTGAAATCATCCAAGTTGTCATGGCGGTTGATATATGTCTCAACCAAAGTACAGCACTCAAAAGATTCAAGAGACTGTTCAGCACATGGGTTATACCCAGCTGCACGCCAGTCCTTGTTGTTCTCTGGGTCTGCAAGACGACCGTACTTACGGGTTACATCCATCCATAGAACACCTGGCTCACCGTTGCGGGCAATACCCTCAATGATGGGAGTTAAGTCTGAGCCTACAGATACCTCGACAGAGTTGTTTGACATCCAACCCCAACCAGGATTCTCTGGATCATAGGAGTTACGTTCTGGGAACGCCTCTGAATTCTTTAAGTTCAGAAAGTCTTGGTCATCAATACGGCCAATTAACAGCTCAGCTGAACGTCGAACATTTCCAGAAACCACACATACACCAATCAAGTTACCTAGATCTGCGATGTCACGGCGAGTAAGTTTTTCACCTGCACGATTCCCAAAGATCTTAGTTATATGGCTGTGTAATTTAATTAACGGGTCTGCTCCTGCGGCGGTTCCACCAAAGGTTTTAATCGGAGTACCGGCTGGTCGAATTTGCGAGTAGTCGAATACAGGGCACTTCGTATCTGGTTTAAGGTAGCTATTGATGAGGGCGGAGACTGATTCAACCCAGCCTTCTCGGGTATCGGGGATGACATATTCTTCTCCTTCTTGACAAGGGTAGATAGTAAAGTCTTTGTCTGCCCCCTTATCATCAAAGCCAACACCGACTCCCAACATAGATGCTTCCATGAGGAAGGCAAAAGGTTTAGCCGGGTCAATCTTAGTCATAGCGTTTGTAGATACAAAAGAGCAATTCTGCAATGCTGCTGAGTTCTTCTGAAGATTGACAAGTGGTGTACCCATCATCCAAAGACCGCGTCCTGGTGGAGTCCACTTTAGGTTAAATAGTCGGTCAAAGGCTTCTTTGGCTGAAGAGGCAGCCTTGGAATCTGACCAAGGAAGACGCTGGGTTTTAGCGTGGTCTTTCTGCAGGGAGTACATGCCATTGATAACACGCTCACATACATCTACCCAAGTCTCCTTGGTGCCATCCTCTTTAAGACGAGAGTAGGTACGAAGGAAGGTAATCTCACCTACAGAGTTACCGGCAGCATCCTGGTATCCCCAAGGCACCTTCTTTGAACGATAGGCACTGACAAATTCTTCTGCTAGCTTAAACGAAAACATTACATATCCTCTTTCTTATATTTATCAGGCACGGTCATAAGCGGTTTATCTTTTTTTAACAAATTACATATAGAGTGTGTAGGCCGTATATTGAATATGTCTTCTTTACCACCTTTTGATATAGGTAGAACATGGTCCAACTGTAGTCCAAGTCCTTCCCCATCATAAATCCTTCTAGGAGCGTCCAAATCAATAGGTTTTTGACATAAATAACATACATTTCCATAAATCTTTAAAACCTCTTCAACACACCTCTCAAAGTTACGAGATGAGGTAGCCCGCTGCTCTACCAAACACACATAGCAGTGGTCACTAGTGTTGTTACACGCATGGTTACTTCTGTAAGTGCTATCAATAATCGTAGTTTCCATAAACCCCTTGTTTCTTAAATCTTCTCGCTATGATCAGGTCTATCCTTCTAGCTGGTCTTTGATTATTCTGCTGGCATCTCCCTCAGTTAAGCCATTGTTGGGCAACTCCCTAAGGGTATTTGCCCTGTCTCCGAATAGTGCAGACATGACTCCTCCGGAGGTTTGACGCTCCACAGTCATGCGGAGAACTTCTTTGTTCTCCTCTAATTTCTTAATTTCTCCTACGATCTTAAAGAGTCTATCAATCTCTTGACCCGTATTTGGGTCCGGGTATCCGCCGTTTAATTCCTCTGCAAATCTAGCAAAACCTACTCTAGCGGCCTGCATTTCG